TTCTCCTTCACGGCATATGTATACCGACTGAAGTCCAAATTATGTTCGTTTGGTACCGTCGATATATTACGAGGATCGTTGCAGGCATTAGCTCCCTCTTTCTTCATAAAAGCTTGCACAGTGATCTTGTCCTGCCGCCAACCCCACAAACGATTCCATATCCAACAGGGGAGTGTCTCCTTATTGCGTTGCACTTGCGTAGGAGCCCGTTGTTCCGCTGCGACCCGATCAATGTTCCATGGATGTAACTTGCTTTCATTCCCCTCCACCACATAATCACAAAACTCCTTAAGAAATTTGGCTATGGATCCTCCCTCCGGTCGTGTATCATGTCGAATTTTCTCGATGCGATTGCGAACAGAGGCAACATCATTAGCCTGACATTCTGCAGGTACAGTAATGGGATCTGATGTGAATGGAGCATGCAAATAGCGCCCAACGCGCTTAAAATCTTGCAAATGATCAGCTCTTAGATCTCCTTCAGCATTGATGTAATTCGGGGCAGTATCCCCTATTTTGCCGTTCCATATGCGAGTCTCGGAAATATTAACTTCCAATCCCGATTGTTCTTTAAAGAACCGCGCCAGTATGGGGGCGCCCGTGACACATTCCTGGCGGGTAAGGTTAAACTCCTGCATTATATTTGTTATTCCAGCAATACTTAAGCCTGCTGTTGTTCCCAAAAATCTCTCCTGGATACTAACAAAACATTCCTCAGGGACATTAGCCGAAGCGTAATACCCGAGCGGAGCAACACTCACCCACATTTCATTGGTGTCGCCTTGTTGTACTGTATACCGTTGCATTGCGAAATTACCTTTAACAAAGTGTTTCCTAGTCATCCTAGTTCCTTTCACCCATCGCTGGGCAAATAAGGGCATTTGTACCTTACGAATCGGAGTCAACAAAACTATGCAATGCATATCGTCAAACTCACGTTTTTCTAAGGAATAAGCCCAACTACCCCAAGGGTAGTCAAACACCATGGTATCACTTTCAT